AGGACCTAATACGTTGTTAATTTTTTTTGGTCCACAGTCACATGCATTACATTCAGGATATGCATAGTTAGGTAACGGTATCGCGTATAATTGTAGATTCTGTAATTGTTTAAAATTTTTAATTACCAAATATGTAACTAACCCCCAAGCTATTAATGATAATGAAGCTATAATTATTGCCCCCCAAGCAGCAGTAGAAATACCAACCGCTAATGCTGTGAGGCTAGCGTTAATTTGAAAAGTAGCAATACCAGCAAAAACGACCGGTAAAACATTTTTTATAAATGGATATAACCCAACAAACGCACTATAAATAAAAGCGATAATAATTAATGGAACTTGTAAAATTGTGAATAAAATATTGAACACAAAATATATTGCATCAAAATTTCTAACACCATCATTCACAGGGAATTTATTATTTTCACTCTCACAAGTCCTGTCTAATATTTCTTTTACACCTAAAAATCTTGCACGACCACGACCCTTTCTATATTCTTCAATAAATTGTGATGTAGTATAAACTTTATTAAACTTCATCTGATAAAAGAAGTCTTCACAATTTATGGCGGCTTGTTTATTCGCATAATCATCCCAATTTAAAGAAAACGCGTAGCTTTTTTGAAACAATTGCCAATTTGTGTTACCAGTAAAATTTGGGTCGTAGTGTGGACTAGTATCTAATGCGTATAATGCGGGGTCAACACCAGGATTTGCTGTGGTAGTTCCTGTCCATCCATATTCCCTAATGTTTGGTACTAAAAAATTACCTCGTTGTATTTCACCCTGTATTGGAAATAATGTAGTACCTTCTCTTGTAGGACCATTTGTCTCTGATTGATATTTTATTTTAAACCTATACTTACCATTTGTTGGTATACCAATTCTTGGGTCTTTGGAAAATACTATTTCACCGTATTCGTTTGTTACGACATAATCCAAATTCATCGGTACATCAACTAAAAACGTACCATCGTCATCGATAACTTTACCACTATTTTGTAATCTATATTGCTCAAGAATAGGATTACCATCCACATCAGTATTAACGGTTTGTCTAATTGCTAAAATCTCACCCGGACCTGTTATCATACCACACAAGTCACCTTGTTCTGTTTTTGGCTTACAATTTTTCTTTAACATTTGAGTATCCTGTGAGCTCATAATTGAACCCATGAATATTGCTGTTGGTTGTATATCAACACCCAACTCTCTAAGGTCAAAATCGGCTCTGGTAATTCCTATACTACATTGAGACCCGTCTCCCCAAAATGATGAAACATCAATATCTTTTTTTGCATTAATAATTTGTGGTAAAGAATCTAAATCTGTGGATGCCAAAAATTGAGTTCCATTGACCTCTTCAGAAGTCGCCAATCCCATCCTAACTAAGTCTTGAGGTCTAAGTGAAAATTCACCCATATTTGATAGGTCTAAATCCATTGTAAGTGTCTGTATACCTAATGGCACACCCACAATCATAAAATCACCCGATTCGTTAGTTTTTACGGTATACTTATAATATTTTTCATAAATTTCTAATACCTCTTGTCTTGTTAGTAAATCTTCTCTGTTTGGGAAAGTACCCGTAGGTGTGTGTCCACCATATTCTTGGTCATAAGGTAATAAATTATATCGGTACCCATCTTCATTTTTTTCTGCGGGGCTTTTATATGGATAAAGTGAGGATATAATTGGATTCAATAAATCAACATCTTCAACAGGAACAAAAACAGAAATTCTTGCATTTGGTACTCCATACCCCCCATTTGCTACGACACGACCAACAACCACACCATAGTCCGCACAGAAACGAGTATAAGCATCTCCTTGAGTTAATTTCATGGATAATATTTCCAAGAAATCGAAATCCTGTTCAACATTTAATCTGATTGTTTGGTCAACACCTAATTGTGTACGTAGACGATATGATTTGGGCATAGAAAATCTTTTAAGATAAATAGTTATTTATCTATTTTCAAAATAACTTAGTAAAAATCTATGTAAATGAATTAAGAGAAATCAACCGTTTTTAAGTTCTTAACCCTTACTTTAATATCTTTATTTGGGAACCTAACTTGGTAAATTTGTGAAGGTTCAGCAAATACCGTATCATCAATTAATAAAATTTCTTTTGTTGCACTATTAGCATATCTTTGTGAAGTTTCTGAGGATGAATACTGACCACCAACTTTATTATATACTTTAAGGTCTGTAATAGAAATCACACCAGGAACATCTTGTACCTGACTTCGTAATTCGGATATATAAACATTACCACCCATTTCTCTAAAAACGGGACTCATTATTGTTTGCACTTTATCAATAACTCTAGTAATAACTTCTCCCTGATTTTGAGCACCATCTATCACAACAGATATGTCAAATTCTAAATCAACAACTTGAGCAACATTGATTGATATATAATCATTAATCATCCTATAATTTGATAGATAATTTGCCAAATTTGTTTTTAAAGTATTTGACACTGATTGTGTCAAACTACCAGTTGAATCATAAGAAACAATATTAATATTAATTTTGTTATCTTCTTCAGTAATTGCTACTTTGGCAGGTGCACCAAATTTACCTGGCATTTTTCTAATTAATGCATAATAATCATTAACTGTTACGGCTCTGTTTTGTGATGCAAAGTTAAATGTTACCATGTTTCTAACTTCTTCTATGTTTGGTTGATTTGCACCACCAATAGCCGCAGTCACGTTATTAACTCTTAACGAATTAACAACCTGTTGATTAATATTTGCTGAAGGCCCATTAACAAAAAAGTTAACAGTACCAACTTGGTTAATAGAATTAACACCAATATTTGAAACGGTTCCACCACCAATTCTATATTGGACAAACAGTGTCGTATTAGCCTTTACTGTCTTACCTAACCCAATATTATTTTGGTAATCTTGAACTCTTAATGGTACACCAACTCTTGAAAATTGAGCTAATTGTTCGTCAGCAGTAACTGTTGCATTACCAAACTGAACTCTTAAGAATCCTTCAGGAGTATATTCTGTTATAAATCTTAATTCCGTTTCAATGTATCTACCAACTTTAATACCGGGTCTGTCTGCCGGTTTTGTTGGGTCTTCAATAAACACACTACTCTCAGCCAAAGAATCAACCTCGAACCATCTATCAGGTGAACTTAAAAATTCAGATGATGTTGGTACTGATTGATATGATGTTCCATCTTTTTGAATTACTGACGTAACACCGATAATATTTTTTTCAGGTAAGAAAAACTCAAAGAATGGTTTTACATCTGCAGGTGTAATTATTTTTTTGAATACCTTAGTAATACCATTAACAACAACCTCCCTTTTAGTGATTGTGTAGTTTAATAGTTTACCATTGGAATCAAAATTAGGTATTTTAGTCTGATTCGGAAATCCTTCACTATTATATTGTGAAGAGAAATCAATATCATATACATTCTCAAATGTTTGTCCTGCACCAACCACTTGTGAACCCGCTCTTAATATTCCTAAATAACGAGTATCTTCTTGGTCACCAAAGGCAGGTACCGTAATTGAAAAATCACAAAGTGATACTGAAGGTCTATTACCGGGTATTTTTAATCCGTAAGTTCTGGCTATGTTAAAAATTGATGAACGTTGTTGAGCATATTGAAGAACAGTTTCTTGAATACTCCTATCCATGTGATAATGTAAATTATCACCGATAGCTGCGTTTAAATCTAAAAATACAGAATATACCGACGCATCATTAAAATTGTCAATTAATTCAGGATAATACTCCTGAGTGTAGTTAATAAGGTCTTGACGTAACGCCTCAAAATCCCTATCTGCGTATGAAATTCTTCTTTGTGCCATTTATATTAAATATTGATAATAACAAAATCCTTATTGTTGAAGGTGCTATCTGTTATAGTATAGTCGATTCTTATTTTTGCTGTATAGTCCGCAACACCTGTACCGGGTACTCTGTAAATACCACCAACACCAATGTTTTCCATATTAATATCACCAACTAATTCAAGTTCATCAGTATATGGCGTTATAGTAATATCATTTAAAACTAAATTTGGTAAAAATTCATCAACCGATTGTCTTATATCTGCCTTGATAGCTTCAAACGATAAACCATCCATCGGTTCAAAAATAAATTCATAAATTCTTGTACCAAAATTTGGTAAATAATATCTACTACCCTTTCTCGTAAGAATAAGGTGTAACAAATCTGTTCGTATTTCCTCTTCAGGTGTTTGTGATAATGATAGATACTTTCCGTCCTGACTCTGTCTGAAAGGAAAATTAATACCATATGTTTTACCATCTGCCATATTACATAAATATATTCCTATTATTTTTTTTGAAAACAAAAAAACCCGACAAAATACTTGCCGGGTTTTTCACGCATTATTGTCGTTTTTTACGTCTTATGCCTCACAACTCGTGCAAACTAAATCATTAAGATTAAGTTTTTTTCTTGAGAATGCCTGAGCTGAGTTCATTGAGTGTTGATAATAAAGTGTTTTAACACCTAACTGCCAAGCATCTATAAGAAGTTTATTAACATCTTTAGTTGGCATGTCAGGTGAAATCATTAAGTTCAATGACTGTGATTGGTCAATGAAATCTTGTCTAATTGCCGCTTGGTTAATGATAGTTGATTGATTAATTTCGGCAAATGTTCTGAACACATCTTTTTGTTCTTCTGTTAAAAACTCTAAATGTTGAACTGAGCCATCGTGTTTTTTAATACTATCCCACGTCGCCTTGTTATCTTTCTTTATTGATACCAATAACTTCTGTAGTACAGGATTCTTAATAGTCACTTTTAATTTAGCCACATCTTTTACATAAGCGTTTGACCAAATTGGTTCGATTGATTGTGATACTTGACCCAAGATAAATGCTGAAGATGTTGTAGGAGCAATTGCGTTTAGTGTCACATTTCTTCTACCATATCCGACAAGAGTTTCAGGTTCGCCGAACATTTCCGCTAATGTTTCAGACGCTTTGTATGACTTATCTTTAATAAGTTTGAACGCCTCAATGTTTAATCTTGCACTATCCTTACTGTCAAAAGCTAATCCTTTAGACTGAAGAAGTGAGTGCCAACCCAAAACACCTAAACCAAGAGCCCTTTGTCTTTTAGCAAAATTGTAAGCCTTTTCAAGGTAAAAGAATGCTCTGCGTCCTTCGATGGTTCCACTGTTTTTTATGTCATCAATTTTAGTGATAAACTCAGTAACGACAGCATCAAGGAAATAAACCATCATCTCAACCGCATCGGTATCTTTCCACTCATCATAATGAAGTAAGTTCATAGATGACAATACACAAACAAAAGACTCTTCTTCTGAATTGTGTAGAGCAATTTCAGAACAAAGATTAGAGTTGTAAATCTTCATGTCTTTATCTCTATAAACTTCAGGTGCTTTTTTATTCATAGTGTCAGTGAACATAATATATGGATATCCAATCTCACCTCTACGTTGAATTACTTTAGCCCATATAGCTCTCTTTTCTTTATCTCCATTTACCATTTGTTCCATGAACTCATCCGTAACTGTAACCGCATGTGTTAAATCTTGAATTGGGAAACCTTCAGTTCCAATTTCCAAAAATTCCATAATGTCGGGATGCTCAACAGGAAGGTATGGTGAAAATCTTCCTCTACGCGTTGAACCTTGTGAAATATTGTCTACAACACTTTGGAATAGGTTCATGAAATGGACTGCTCCTGGTGCGTGTCCGTTGTCTGTAATTGTGGCACCTCTACCTCGAAGGTTACCAAAATAACCTGAGGTTCCACCACCCATTTTACTCATCTCACCAACTTCAGCTTGAGTATAAAGAATTGATTCAATATTATCACCAACATTAGAACCGAAACAACTAACAGGTAGTCCCCTCTTTTTTCCAAAGTTAGCCCAAACAGGTGAAGATAGTGAATACCAACCTCTACCCATATAATCATAAAATTTTTCAGCAAATCCTTCCATACCTAATATTTTTTCAGCATGTTCAGCAACTGTTCTAATTCTATCTAAGGGTTGTTCACCCTCACTCAAATATCCTCTACGAAGAAATATTATTGACTCTTCGTTTATCCATTCAAAAGGTTCTCTATTTTCCATTTTTTTTATATTATTTTAATTAAAATAAATCATTCATCGTAATCGACTTTGATTTCTTGCTATAATTGATACTTCTTTTATTGAAGAAATCAGTGTGTTTTGTTGTTAAAATTTCATCATCAAACCACTCAGTTGTTTCCAACAAAGGTTGATTAATTTCAAATATATTATCAATTCCAATTGAATTTAAAGAGATATTAAATCTATGTTTGATGAACTCTAAAGTTTGTGCTTTTGTTAAAAAAGTCAAGTCGCCCATTTCAAAAATCCAATCAACAATTTCCTCTTCAGCTTCGTAAGCATCTTTAGTTGCTTTAATTAAATCTTCAACTAATTGCTCAGACCACCAAGAAGGGTTTTCTTTTTTTATTATGTTTACCAAATCAAAACCAAATCCTGCGTGAATATTCTCTTCTTTGGATGTTGCCTCAACAGCGTTACTAATACCTTTTAATACATTCTTATATTTGTTAAATGACATGATTACCAAGAATTGTGAAAACAACGATACGTTCTCAACAAACATTGAAAACAATACAACAGATTCAAAGTAATCTTGGTTTTCCACAGTTTTAGAATTTGAAATTGTTTTTTCCAAATACTTAATTCTTCTACGAATTGCAGGAACCTCTAACAAATTTTCAAATTCATTATTTAATCCAAGTAGTTGAATTAAGTGTGAATACGCATCTGCGTGTCTTACTTCCGATTCTGCAAAAGTTGCACCAACATTACCAATCTCAGGTTTTGGTAGTCTTTTGTAAATGTCACCCCAAAACGATTTTACCGCAATTTCGATTTGTGAAATCGCCAACATAGCTCTTTGTACCGCAGTTTGTTCTTTCTCAGACAAGTGTACTTTAAAGTCCTGTATATCAGAAGTAAAGTTAAACTCAGTATGAACCCAATATGAATGTCTAATAGCATCCACATATTCACTTAAATTTGGATACTCGTAAGGTTTTAAATTGGTTCGTTTATTAAAGATATTTGGTCGGTGTTTTGAGCGGTAAATGATATATTCTTTAGCAACATCATTTAGACCATTATCCATAAGTTTATTTTCCACCATGTCATGAATTTCGTCCACATGAGGAACTCGGTCTTTATCACCTTTAAAAATACCTTTTGTTGTTAGTCTTGCGATTTTGTCCGCCATTTCAACATCAATCTTATCAATCGATGCCATTGATTTAATAATCGCATTTTTAATCTTTTCAGATTCAAATAAGACTGTCTCACCGTTTCTTTTTATGACATATCGGTGCTCTTTTAGTGCCATGCTAAAAATATAATTATCCATAATTTTTTATTTAATTTGTTGTGTTTTGTCTTTGTTGTCTTCTATTCAACAAGTCGTTAATTCTACTTTTATTTCTTTCTTCTTTTTGTTCTTCAAGACCCAAGAAAGTAACACTTTGTTCAGTATCGATAACTAAAAATTCGTTATCAAATTTACAATTCTCAAATACAACTCCATCTTTACCTAAACGTGATTTTGTAATTGCAATTGTTGCCAAGTTCATTTCTTTTTGTTGTAAAGTTTTAGCCACAGTGATAATTACGTGACCAACCTGAGCCTTCTTAATAGAACCACCCATTTGGTCTGTAGTAACAACCTCTGATGATATGGATGAACGATTACCCTGAGTTGCTGTCCAACCCACTATTTGTAATTCATGGCAAAGTGCCTCAAATGCCCTCATAA